TTTGGAGGGGGAGTTTAAGCGAGATTTACTGCATGACAGCAAAGAATAATCCACAGGTTACAATCGGGAAATCTCCATCGTTTATTCTTTTTGAAGAGTGTGGAAAATTCCCCGGGTTGCTTTCCGCTTATAAATATATTCAGCCGGCTATGGAAGCCAATTTTAAAAAGACGGGATTTGCTATATTTATTGGAACGGGTGGCGAGATGGATGCCGGTGCTGCAGAATTGGAAGAATTATTTTATCATCCCGAAGGATGGGATTTAATGCCTTTTGATTATGATAGCGACGAGTATCAACTTAAAAAATATTTTCCCGGTATTGATCGTCCTCCTGTTGGGTATTTTGTTCCTGCCTGGAAATTTTCTATAATTGACGAAGAAGGCAATAGTTTAAAGCAGGAATCTATTAATCAGATTCTTATTAATCGCGATGAAGCGAAAAAGGCAAAGAATCAAAACGCATTTATACAAACTGTTACACAGATGCCGCTATCTCCTGATGAGGCATTCATGCGTACCGGGGGAAACAGGTTTAATATTCAAAAGTTAAATGCACAACTTGCCAGAATAAAGAATTCTCGCGAGCTTCGGGACATGGGAGAGCGTGGCGATTTGGATTTTGTTTACGGGCAAGGTGATGTAATAAATGGTGTTGCGTGGAGAAAAGACCCGAATGGTCAATTTCTTATTTTCGAGCATCCGCAATATGATCCGCAGGGAAATGTTTATTTGGATTTATACAAAGGCTCCACCGATTCTTATGATAAAGACCAGGCTAATACTTCTTCTTCGATGGGAAGCACGCAGATTTTTAAGACATTTCGCAATGCAGAAGATAGTATATCACGCTCATTTGTGGCAAGAGTTACTGCCCGTCCGGCAAAAGCGGAAGATTTTTATGAAATGTCTGCGAAACTTTGTATGTATTATCAGGCAAGAAATTTAATCGAATGGAGTAATGTGGGGATATTTGGATGGTATGAACGCAAAGGGCTTTCTGCTTATTTACGTGAACGACCAAGAATTGTTTATGCCAATATCAAAGACTCAAAGGTGAACAATCGTTATGGTATTGATCCGTCCACTAAGTCTTATTGGATTCGTGCCTATGCCGATTATATTGAAGATAATGCTCATAAAATGTTTGATGTGGAGCAAATTCAAAAGGCGATTGCTTTTCGCGAAGAGAAGGACTACAACTGCGATATAACTATCTCTTCTGCTTTGGCTATAGTTCATGAGTTAGATGATATTCATGTAACAGTAAAAGAGAAGAAAACAGGAAAAAAGCAGGAGTTTTTCCATTTTTCTTCTTCAGGGGGGAAAATGAAATCAAGGTTTTACAAACAAGAAATATAATGCAAAACAGGTTTTTTACAAATAAGCAATGTAAAGAGGACAGCGTTGATGTGCCTTTTTTCAATAATGAAAGTTGTTGTGTTGTTCCACAGCCAACTCCTCCGCCTTTTTGTGTTCCATTGGAATCAGTTTTTCTTTGCAATCCTTCTTTTGAGGGAAATCCGATTATAAATACAGGAATGTTATTTGATCCCAATATCCTTTGCTGGAAATCTTTTCAGATGGACACCCCGGATATTCTTCCTGTTTCACCTCAATTTCCTACTCCTGCGTCAAATGGGAATACATATGTGGGATTGATGGCCGGAGGCTTGCCGCCTAATACTTATTTACCCGGTGAAGCAATTTATCAGCAACTTCCTTTTACGCTTGTTCCGAATATTTATATTTATATGTTTAACATAGATATTATCGAACTTACCTCTCAAATCTGGACTCCCGGATTCGGGTTTGGAGTTCTGGAAGTATGGGGAGGAAATACCCCGGGAACACTTGATGAGTTATTGTGGACAAGCCCGTTAATAAATCAAGGGATTAATTGGATTACTTTTTTAGTTACTTTTACTCCGACTATGGCTACACATAATCATTTATTTTTCAGGTTTGTGAGAACTCAGGGGACAAGTTGCTATATCGGAATTGATAATATGAGTGAAATATCAACACAATGTTTACCAATATCTTGATATGGGATTGCCACTTCAAAATATACCAGAAAAAGACAAAACCAGAGAATGGGCACAGCGTTGCGTCTTTTCTATTATAGAGATGGTTGGTAATACAAATCTTTCTAAACAAAAAGATCGTTTTTGTTACGATTTGTACAACGGGATTTTTAACGAATCGGATTATGATTATCTTCGCAAGGTTGACAAATATGAATATCCGGCAAAAATTCGTTTTATACCATTAATACGTCCTAAATTAGACAGGCTTCGCTCAGAAGAAACAAAAAGGCCTTTTGTATTTCGTGTATTTACCGTAGATAAAGCTTCCATTGAAAAAAAAGAAAGTAGCAAGGCTCGTGCTATTGTTAATCTTATTTATTCACGCATTACGGCACGGAATCTTGAGTTGCAGGAATTATATGAATCTTACAATCAGCAACAGGCGGAATTAGATAAATTTGTTGGGGAGCAAAAGGCTACTGCGGAACAGCAGGCTATAGTCAAGCAGCTAAAAAAACAAATTGAGATTCTTAAACAGCCGCTTTCTTCTGAAACAGTTATTTCAAAAGCAGAATTAGATAAGATTGACGCATATTACCGCCAGTCATATCGCGACTGGCAAGAGATTATTGCAGAAAAGGGAATACATTATTTGGTTCAGCATTATGATTTAAAGAGCATGTTTAATGAGGGATTTGAAGACGAATTGGTTACCGATAAAGAATTTTATTATGCAGATTATCATCCCGGAGATAATGATCCTGTTGTTCGCAGAGTAACGCCTCTTAATTTTTATTATTCCAGTGATGATGAATGCCAGTGGGTGCAGGATTGCGAGTGGGCTATGGAGGAACGATGGCTTACATTGCCTCAAATTGTAGATGAATTTAAGGCTGATCTTTCTACTGAAGATATGGAAAACCTTAAGCGATCCTATACTTTTTATTCCAGCAATAATTATAATTACGATTATCCCGGATATCAATTTAGCAATGAGCGAGACTATGATACCGAGAATTGTAATGGGCTATATGGAGGGACTGTTGATTATGGAAATAAAATCCGCGTATGTCATTGTGTATGGAAATCGGTTCGTCAGATTAAATTTAAAAAATCTCCTAACAAGCATATCGAGGGAAGTTTTTATACTAAATGGATTGAAGATAACAAAGAAGATCAAGACGCTAAAATTGATAAGCTTCGCAAAGGACAAGAATATGAGATAGCCTATGTTAACGATGTATGGGAGGGAATTATGGTTGATCGCAATATTTATATACGTTTACAGAAACGTCCGGTACAACTTCGTACTTTTGATCAGTATGGAAAAGTGGATTTGCCTTTCATAGGAAGAGCTTATAATGGAATTAATAGGCGTGCCTATTCGATTGTGTGGGCAGCAAAAGATATTCAGATTCTTTATAATCTGATTCACTATCATAAAGAATTGTGGCTGGCTTTATCTGGCGTAAAAGGATTCATCATGGATAAATCACAACTTCCTGATGGAATGTCCCAGGAGGAATGGATTTATCAACGCAAAATAGGGCAGGGTTGGATTCAGACTGTTCGCGAGGGAATTAACAGACAGCCTACTTTTAATCAATTTCAGCATTACGATGACACTATCACTCCGGCCATTCAGTATCTTACGCTTATTCTTCAACATCTGGAAGATCTTGCAGGAAGCGTAACAGGAATTTCGAGGCAGTCGCAGGGAGCTATTACCAATAAAGACCTGAAGGGGACTACCGAACAAGCCATTACTCAAAGTTCTATGGTGACCGAAATTATATTTCACAAGCACGATATGACTAAGAAGAAGGTTTTGGAAAGGCTTATTAACCTTTGTCGTATCGCATGGAAAGACGGAAAACGCGGCCAGTATGTTTTGGGGGATATGGCACAGGAGATTCTAAATATTCAGCCCGGGCAACTCACATCTGCCGATTATGAAGTATGGATGGATGACAATGGAAAACAGCAGCGTGCAATAAATGAAATTCGCCAGCTCGCCTTCGCAGAACACTCCAAAGGCATGATTACTCTTCCCCAGATTGTTTCTCTTTATAATATTGACAATTTGAAAGAGCTGGAAAGGATGCTGGAAAAGTATGGAGAGATTGCTGACAGAAAAATTGCCGGTCAAAAGCAATCAGAAGCTGAAGCTGAGGCGAACAAAATACAGATGGAGCAAGAATTCAAGAAAGCAATAGAGCGAGAGAAGAATAATATTTCCGCTATGGCAGTCAAGATTGATCAGTTGCGTCTTGATTTTGAAAAAGAGAAGTTTTCTAAAGAGGAGAAGTTTAAGGAAAAAGAATTGTCATCTAAAATGCAGATGGATAAATATAAAGTAGATTCCGAAAGAGGTGTGGAAATGCAGTATTTGGTAGAGCAAAAACGCCAAACAAATCTTGATTTCCGTCTTAAAACACTTGAATTAGGAATGGAAAGTATTAAAGAAAGTATTGATAAGATTGGTGGAGGCAATAAACCAAAAGAAAAAGTAAAAGATTAACATAAAACTAATTACAATGGGAAAAATTCAAAAAATTATGATGGCAGAAGGCACGGCTGTCTATGCCTATGGCGGAAAAATGTATTCAGGAAAACAAATGAAGCAGATTTGTAATCAAGGTGGCGGGATATTCACCGATCCTGATGACAGAATGATTATTGATGAACTAAACGATCTTTCTTTGAATGACGGAGAGCAAAAGGAGCGTCCTAATGATTTTGCCATGGGAATGAATGGCAATATGAGTCGGGGCGGAAGTACGCTTGCTGATATTCGCAGTAAACCGGGTGGAAGCAATGTGGGCAAAGACCGCAAAACTTCAAGTGCCGGAGAAGGTCCGTTTGTTGGCCCTAAAGGAGGTGCACCGGCCGGAAGTTTCCCTGTCACTAATGAGAGACAGGCTCGTGCAGCACTTTCGTATTCAAGAAATGCCCCTAATCCGAGTGGCATAAAAAATGCTGTATATAAAATTGCTCATTCCAAAGACTGGTTTCAGAATGGTGGTCTAAAGGAAGCAAATAATAAAGGAAATACGGGAGTAGATGATCCTACAGTAAAAAAAAGAGAGCCGTATCTTCCGGCAGATTACAAAAAGAAAAAGCATAAATATGATACAGCAAAGCCACCGGCTCCCGGCATGGTAAAGCAAGGGGTTGTTAATGGAAAAATTCAATGGGGGTATCCTGAAGGAGATTTTTCAGAATTTAATAAGCAGCCGACTACTTCTAATTCAGAACAGACAAAAAACACTACGAAAACTCCTTCTTTGCAGGAAAGCATGAAGCCTTATCCTATCATGGGGAATTACGGAGATATAATCGGGGTGGATAAAAATATTTCTGATGATGCTTCCGGAATAACTTATGGAGAAGGTATTAGCATAGATGCGAATGGCAATGTGGTTTATAAAAGCAAAGAATATCTAAAGGCTTTGCAATCTCCGGGATTTGTAGATGCTTCTGGAAAATATATTGATCAGCAATGGAAAGCTCCTGTTAAAACTCAAACACAGCAACAAACTACCGGAACTCAGCAAGTGAAGGAATCTCCATCTATACAAACCAACGAAACAGGTTCTACAGAAGCGA